TAAAGCAAATACATCAGCAAGAGGAATGCTGAGATCGGCAAGGAGATTAAAATCCTCAGATGATGATTCTTTTCTTAACCACTTGGATATAGGAGACCCCGATTCAAGGAAGCATAAAAGGGGTTTCGGTGGAGCAGATGATATTGCTGATTGGTTCCATAATAATGATAGGTCAGACGATTGGAGACAACGTGATTAATTACCAGTGCCAGTGTTGGTATCCACTTCCATAATATCCTCCACCACCAGAAGATCCACTGCTTGATGAACTGCTAGAAGAAGAGGAACTGGAGCTAGAACTGCTAGAAGAACTGGAACTAGATTCAGAACTGCTGCCTGTTGATGTACTGTCATACGATGAACCTTGAGAAGTGGTTGATGTTGTAGATGAATCTCCTGTCGATACCTGTGCGTTACTTGATGTTGCTGCTTCAGTAGTATCTCCCGATCCACCTCCACTAGCAATCAATGCTGTTGAAGATCCACCGCCCTGTGCAGAACCTGTGGATGCTGTAGATTGAGAAGGTTTCCTGTAACTTGATACACCAATAAACTCCTCTGCAATAGTGGTAGGAGTTTTTTTGTGACCTTTTGAATCTACCTCTGCGTGTGGTAGATAACGACAAAGACGTTTGAATTCATTGAGGAAGTCAGTTACATATTCTTCCCTTATGAGGTATATATTTCTCTTTTTCTCATTTTTCTTTTCTTCTATTTCGAAATATGTCACTGCTCTACGACAGTCTTCCTTTGGTACGACAGTTCCATCTGACCTTACATATTGGAAATTCTCATTCACTACCATTCCTTCATCTAAAACTTTCTCACCTGTAGTTGCAAATATCTCTATAGATTCATAGTGACTGATTTGATCTACATCACCATAATGTTTTAGTGTGTAATTATATAAGTCTTGACGATTCATTGGCCAATCTTCATTTACATTAATAATATTGTTAATGATCAACACCATCCAGTCCAATCCAGAGTCACCATAGAATTTACGTGCCACTTGATCAGGTCTTTCACCTTCACCTATGGAATACTGTGTGAATCCTAGAAGACTTCCAAGAAGATGATCTTTTATTTTAATACGACGGAAGATGTTACGAGTCAGTTGATAAGGATGATTTCCTTCTTGAATCGTTCTGTTACGTACGTAAACTTTTGGTAAGTATTTGAAGTATGCCATTAACTTTGTACCATTTCTCTTGTAACAAATTGAGTCTCTTTAAAAGTTAACTCAAGGTTCATAGATACAGGACCGTAATCGTGATAGGTATCAGCGAGGTTCTTCAATGATATGTATCCTTGACCATCACCAGCAGCATCAATTTTAAGGTCAGATAGTACAACTTTTGTAGGATATCTGACTAACTTTGAAATGCCAGCAGGTTTGATAGCAGAGAAAGAACCACTCTCAGATTCTGTTGCTTCAACTCTTACGATTGCAAGTCTAAAGATGTCTGGGATGTTTAAGTATCTTGCACCACCGATACTACCTCCACCTGTACCTAAGAATGTATCAGCAGCACCTGTAAAATCGTTTTCACCAGAAGAATATGTTGGAAGCATTCTTTCTCTCAATGTAGATACGATTCTATAACATTCTTGTGCTTCCTTAATGTTGCGAGGTGCCATTTTAAAGGAGAATGAATGTGATCTGTATTGCACACCACGGAATGTAACTTCCTGATATGGGTTGAAGATCTTCTTAGATGTGATCGCCATTAGATCATCACCAGTCAAGTTACTTTCAGAACCAAGTGCTGAGTTTACTGCACCTAACGCTGTTGCTGCTGTGTTCATCAAGAACTGTGGTTTAGCAGTACCAGCTAGTTTCTGTAATGCATCAGTAGCACTCTCAGGTGTAATCTCACCTCCCTGTGCCAGATTTGCTGCTGTTGATGCACCTGTTACACCTGCAACACCCAACGTAGCAGTCTCATAGTTTGCTCCATATTGTTCATTTAAGCCAGGAGGGAGGTAAAGATAAATAGTTTTGAACAAGCTACTAATATCGTTATTACCTGCTACTGGGTTCGTACCCGATGCTCCATCTCCCACCCAAGTGTATGGGTTAGCACTACCTGTACCTTGCGTTTTAAAGATTTGGATACGTAGGTAATCAATGTATTGAGTGTCAACAGTATCTTGCCCTCTGATATTATTTTTTGACTTACTCACTTGAGCTGGTAACTCTCTCGGATACACCAAAGGTGCACCACCGCCACTGGAAGTCGTCGTTACGTTATCATTTTCTATCTCATTTGCCATTAAAATGTCCTATAAAACGAAGCAAGGAAGATTCAAGCCACGCAATCCTGGCAAGTATAAAGGGGATCCTAGTAACATTATTTATAGATCTTCGTGGGAAAAGAAATTTATGCTATGGTGTGACTGTAATTTAAACGTTCTGGAGTGGGGTAGTGAAGAGATTGTTATTCCCTATCGGTCTCCCCTTGATCGTAGGGTTCATCGGTATTTTCCCGATTTTTATGTCAAATCAAGAGACAAGAACGGTTCGACCGTCAAGAGACTCATTGAAGTTAAACCTTATGCTCAGACTAAAGCACCGAAACCAGGACGTAAGACTAAGAAACTTCTAACAGAGATTGCTACTTGGGGTGTGAATCAAGCGAAGTGGAAAGCAGCGAAGGAATATTGTAAGGATAGACGATGGGAATTTGTGATATTAACTGAGAACGAACTAAAGGTATGAGCCTATTCGAAGACATAAAAGATCTTTCTGGAGGAAAACCACACGGTAATGTGTGGTGGAGAAATCAGCTGTTCTGGGCTCTCGAAGGTGCTGACGGTCCTATACCAACTACTGCTGTTACATTTACATATAGAGCAGAGTATGGAGAAAAGATGAGGTTTTGGGATAAATATCCTATGGTATATATTTTAGGGGAAAGTGGTCAGCACTTTTGGGGTGCAAATGTACACTATCTCCAACCAGCAGCAAGGAGTGCTGGTTTTAGTGTAGCAGCACCTCCCCAAACAATACATAAATACCTACGTAGTAATGTAATCAGTCCTCTAAAGAAGATCCCAGAGTCTGAATATGATGATATAGGTTTACTTCCAACTGAACAATGGATCTCCACTATCAATGGAGTTCAAGTACCTATCCCAAGTGCAATAGTGTATAAAAATTACCTCTAATGGCAACACCAAATTCATTTACAGTTTTTAAAGATATCACAGGCAACGGATATAATGAGCCAACGTTGGCAAATTTATACTCTGTTGAGTTTGGTTTACCTGCTATCATAGGTCATTTACCTGGTTTTGAAGTGGATGTACAGAGTTGGTATAATCATATGAATTATTTTGCTGACGCTGTAAGTATACCTTCACGAAACATCACTACAGGAGACATCAAGAACGTAGGAATTGGTAGGAAATATGCTACAGGACAGACAGAGAATCAGTTAACTATAAGTTTTATGTTGACAAAAAGTTCTTGGCACAGGAACTTCTTTGAAAAATGGATGCAGAAGATAGCACCAGACTCTGAGAATAGAGTTGGTTTCTATGATGATTATACGACTGATATATATGTTAGAAAGTGGGAACGTGGTTCCAACTATCTGAATCACGTCAAACAAGGTGGGACAGATTACTTTTCAAGAATGAACAAAGCTGTTGGTATCTATCAATTCGCTAAATGTTTCCCAGTTAATATGGGTGGACTAGAATTTAGTAACGATGGTGGCGGTGTCTTGAAGATGAATATGTTGTTCAACTATGAGAGATATAGATTCACAACCAAAGTTCAGAAACCTAAAGACTGGACTGAGGATAAAGTTATAACAGAGAATTTAGATGTTGCACAAGCGTTAGGGCTTGGAACTGATACAAACACTCAGTTTGGCATCTAAATAGTATTACTGAATTGTAAACCCTTAAATATGCCTTTACCAACCCTTAGCATTCCTGATTACGAATGCGTACTTCCATTTGGACAGAAAGTAACTTATCGACCCTTCCTAGTTCGTGAAGAGAAATTGCTCTATATGGCAATGGAGACTCAGAATCAGAAGGAAATGATTAAAGCGGTGAAAGAGATCATCAAGAACTGTACTAATGTCAAAAACGTTAACACACTAACAACATTTGATATTGAATATCTCTTCTTGAAGATTCGTGGTAAGTCTGTTGGAGAAGTAAGTGAGTTTAAAATCACTTGCCCTGATGATGAAAAGACTACTGTTGATGTGGAAGTCAACCTAGATGATGTAGAGATCCAAATCCCAAAAGATCACTCCAATAAGATTAAACTAAATGATGAAATTACTTTGACGATGAAGTATCCTTCATTAGATTCTTTCGTTAAGAATAATCTAACTGATAATCCTGGCATCGATGATGTGTTCAAACTAGCAGCAGATTGTACTGATACTATCGCTGAAGGTGATGAACTACACGAAGCAAAAGATTACAAGAAAGCAGAACTAATTGCATTCTTTGAAGGTATGAACTCCAAACAGTTTGGTGATGTTCAGAAATTCTTTGAGACTATGCCTAAGTTATCTCACGAGATCGAGGTGTTCAATCCAAAGACTGAAGTTAAGAGCACTGTTACATTGGAAGGACTAGCAGCTTTTTTCGAATAGCCCTAGCTCACGACTCTCTATTGAACTTGTATGAGGTTAATTTTGCCCTTATGCAACACCACAAGTACAGTCTAACTGAACTTGAGAATATGATGCCTTGGGAAAGAGATGTGTATGTGAACTTGTTAATCAGGTATCTTCGAGAAGAAGAAGCGAGACAGAAACAAGCACAGGGCACACAGACCAACTTATAGATGGCAGCTTTAAAGATCAGATCCTTTTTACCCGCGAAAACCACTGGTGATATTCGCACTGATCCTGCAGCCGCAATGACAACCTCTATTAACCGTCTTGGGTTTGTTGTAGAGGATATTGGACATATCATCGCTAAGATGCATATGGATAAGTTGCAGTGGTTAGATGATCAGAAAGATGCAAGGAAATTAGCGAAAGATCAAGAAAGGGAATCAAAAATAGAGAAAGATGTAGAGAAAGAGGTAGAAGTAGAAGATAAAAAGGCAGGAGGTGTGCAGAGGAAGACTGGTGGTTTCTTACAGAGACTACTTGCACCCTTTATGTGGATTGGGACGAAGTTACTGACATTCTTTGCGTTGAATTGGATGGCAGATCCAAAGAACGGAAAGTTTATTAAGACAGTCCTACCGTGGATAGGTAAATGGTTAGGGACATTCTGGAACGTATTATCTACTGGTGTTAATTGGATATTAGAAGCATTTGGTGAAAAATCGCCTGTAATGGGAGCATTGAAGATATTTGGTGGTATTGCTGCACTCTTCGCAGCAGACAGAATCTTAAGACCTTGGAAGTTGATTGGTGATGTCAATAAACTTAGAAAATTAGTTAGTAATGATGCCAATAAGAATCAGCAGACTAACCAGAGTCAGCAGATGACCAAAAGGCAGATTGCCAAGCAAAGACTGAAGAATATTAATCAGATTAAAGCTAAAAACAAGAGGATTGCCAAACTCAGAAGAATGAGGAGAATGGGTAAGGTGAAGATGGGTAGATTTGTGAAAGGTGGTGGTTTATCTGCATTGGCTGGTGTTGCATCTTTTGCTGGTAGACTCAGTGCAGGTGATAGTGTACAGAAAGCAGCAGGTGGTGGTATAGGTGCAGCAGTCGGAGGTGTTGCTATGACTGCTTTGTTAACACCTATACTCGGACCTTTCGCACCATTGGTAGGAAATCTGCTGGGTGGATTTATTGGAGATAAGATAGGTGCATTCATCGGTGATGCCATAACTCCTATCATAGCTCCCATAAAAGACTATTTTGTGAACATATGGTGGCCAGCTATGAAGGCATTCTTCACGCCTTTAGCTACCACGATCGGGGAATATATGGAAGTTGCTATCCCTGTGGTGAAGATGGTTTGGACGAAAATACAACCATTCTTGTCTGAAGGATTGAAAAATGTTGGTAAATTCTTGACCGAAGGACCTGTTGGAAAAGCAATTCAAGCATTGATCTGGTTGGTAAAAACAGGTGCGTGGATCTTAGGTGGACTGGTGAATGGTATAGCCAAGGTTGTCGGTGGATCCCTTAACACGTACAACCGTGTATTTGGTGATGAAGAGACGAAAGCTGATGCTCAACTGGAAAATGAAAACTATGACATTAAGAATTTAAACGAGCAGTTAGCAACTCTGAAAAAGAACAAAGAGAAGAAGGGTGGTGGAAAGAGATCAGTCTGGTTTGGTGTTGATGGTGTCATACGTACAAGTAATGGTGCACCAGGTATGCATATAGGAAATGGTCACGGTCATCCTTTTGGTTCAACCATTGACGAAAAAATCAAGCACTGGGAAGAGGTTTTGATACCCCACGCTAAACAGAAGGCAGCAGAAGCTGCACAAGCTGTGAAAGATCTTGAAAATTCTGGTGGAAATGTAGAAGCATTAACTACATTTACTGATAAAGAACTTACAAGAGGTGATCACGTAGTTACATCTCCAGCTTTGGTTGAGAGATGGGGTAAGATTCACAAGGGTGTTGATATTGCTACAGATATAGGTGAAAAACTTTACACATTTATGGATGCAGTTGTAGATCAAGTCGGTACAGAAGGAGCCACAAAAGGATATGGTAATTATATCGCATTTACCACTAAGGACGGTATAGGACAGTTCTATGCACATATGAATAAGATGTCAACGTTGAAAGATGGACAGAAGATAAAGAAAGGTACACAGGTGGGTGAAGCAGGTAACAGTGGTGCATCAACAGGACCTCACCTTCACTGGGAGACTGCTACTAACCCTGCTGATGTTGGTTATGGAGGTCCGAGCATCTTTGACCCATTGACAAAATATGGCAAAGAATCACCATTCTCAGGTAAGTTAGAACCAGTTTCTGATTACATTGTTGGAGGAACAGGTGGTGCTGAGAATCTAAATAAAGAGTTAGTGCAACGTTCTGAAGCTGAGTCCTCAGCTGAGTTCCGAGGTGGTACCACAGAGACAATGTACATCGTACAACCTGTGTTACGTGACATTGTTCAACAGAACAGTGGTGACAAACTCGTGGCAGTTTCCAGATACGGAGATGATATCTAATGGCTACAGTAAGATTCTATAAATACGTAACTCCACCGAAGGGTGAGACTAAGATTACTGTTGGTAATAAGACTGTTGCTGGCACAAGTTTTTCTACGACAATTAAATCACTTAATTCATTAGGAGCAACAGTTAACAGTATTGCTGCTGCATTAAAAGGTCTAAAAACTCAACAATTAAAACAGGCAAAAGACGCTGCTGATCGTGCAAAGTTATTGGCAGATCAGAATAGAGAAGCAAATATAGAAGCACAAGACCCAGATAATGCTTCGGGTAACGTTGTAAAGAATATTGCTAAAGGTGGATTAGGATTTCTAGGTAATTTGCTGAAATTCTTTAAAACACTTATTACGTTTGCTGCATTAGATTGGTTGTCAAAACCAGAGAATAGAGAAAGTATCATACGAACGTTTAAACGTCTGAAAGCGATGTTTATATGGATCAGAGATACGATGGGTAAGTTGTATAACTGGATCACAACTAACTGGGATAGAGCATTTGGTAAAGATAAGACCTTGATGGAAAGGATCCAAGGTGCAGGTAGTTTGTTGGCAGGTGCTGCTATTGCTCTTGCAGGTCTATCATTCCTTACAAATCCACTTGGTACCATAAAAGCATTTGTGGGTATCTTGAAGATGGTCGGTGGCGGTATTATGAACCTAGGAAAAGTTCTAGGTGGTACTGGGCTTGGTAGAGCTGCTATAGGTATCGGTATTGGTATAGGTGCATATCAGAATGTAATGAATGATGAGAACTTTGAAGGTCCTGAAGAAGATAGGAAAGCTGCTGCTATTGGAGCTGGTGTTGGTGGTACAGGTGGAGCAATGCTCGGAGGACAAATAGGTGCTCAGTTCCTAGGTCCTGTTGGTGGTATGGTTGGATCTGCATTAGGTGGTTTCTTAGGACAGAAAGCAGGTAAGTTCTTCGGACCTATTGCTAAGAAGTGGTTCGAAAAATTAAAAGAGATATTTGATACGATGAAAGAATGGTTGGATAAGTTCTTAGCACCACTAAAAGATGCATTTACAAATTTATTTAAAGCACTCGGACCTGTAATACAGACTATTGTTGATAAGATAAAACCAATGATGCCTATGATTGAGAAAATTATGGGATTCTTAGGTAAGATAGTCTTCGGACCTCTGATACTGATGATGAAAGGTATCACGGCTCTGTTGAAGAAGATACCTATTGATGCTGAACTGGATAAGATTAAGACAGATTCTGATGACGCACTAAACCAATTAGATGATCCTAATAGTCAACCAGAATTAAGTAAGGGTGGATTTATTCCTAGGAGAACTATTGCTCCTATGAAGTTCCCTGAGTTTAGTAAGGGTGGTTGGATCACAGGACCTCAGTCAGGTTATCCTGTATCACTTGATGGTAAAGGTGTAGATTTTATAGGTCACGGTACAGAGTATGTTGCAAAGAGATCTGCTGGTGGATTTGTTATTCCTGTAGATACACCACATACACGTAGAGATCCTGGTTTAACGAGTCGAAGAGCAGCACAAGCTCAGAGAGCTGGTTTTAAATTACCTGGTCGCTCTGCTGGTGGTAAGATAAATGCAAAACCAACATATAATGTAAGCATACCTAAGACATATCGTTTCAGAGAATATTCTCAAGGTGGTTTCTTCAGTGATATGAAGACTAGGTTCACGAATAAGATGGATGATATATCCAGTTCTGTTCTGAATATGGCAGAAAATCATCCAAATGAGAATGTTCGTGACTTGGTAAATAACGTAGTGATACCTATAGCAAACAAGACAGGAAACTCTCTTTCTAACGCATTCTCCAGAGTTAAAGACATAGCTGGTAGAGCTGGTCAGAACAATTTGGAAGGTTCAGTTAGAACTATGGTTGCACAAGCAATGGTAGTACCTCCAACTGTCACAGGTGGTGGCGGTGGGAATGAAGTTCCTGTTATACAGGACATTCCAAGAAATCCATCTTCAGAGTTTCTTATCAGTAGATTTGGTAGGTCTGCTGAAGAGAGTAGTCCAGTAAGTAACTTCTTATGAGTAGCGAAGAACTTCCAATACAACCGAAAGGATATAATCTATTAAGATTTAACCTTGTTATGAGGGATGAGTATGATCCTGATGCTCAACTGTCAGAGACTGATGGTGGTGAGGATCTTATTGATCTTAGAAAGGTTTGTTCTGGATGGAATTATATTGAATCAATCAATTCACCGTCTGTACGGATGGAGTTTGCTATCTATGATACTCTCGATCTTATTAGTACACTGACTGGTAATGAACTCATTCAACTTACTATAGAAACTGACTCTGCACCTGATCAATCATTAGAGATTGAACAAAGGATTTTCAAGATAGGTAACGTAGTTAAATCTGAAAGAGCAGTTGCATATATGATCTATACAGTCTCTCCAGAGACACATAACAATGAAACAAACAAGGTATTTAAAGTATTCAAGGACGATCTTGGATCATCTCACGTTGACTGGATTCTTGAGAATAAATTAAAAACATTTGGTAAGACAAATGTAGTTGAACCTACCAAAGGTAACTTTAATTTTATTGCTTGTACTTGGAGACCCTATGATTGTATTTCATATATCTCAGATAAAGTAGTAAGTTCAACAACAAATACTGCTGGTTATGTGTTCTTTGAGAATAAGAATGGATATAATTTTAGTAGTATTGACTGGTTATGTTCTGACAATAATCCTACAAAGACACAACCTCTTAAGTTTACTTACGAACAGGCAAACGTTGGTGAATCAGATTTTAACGCATATAAGATTGAGCAACTTGTATTCCCAGACAGAGCAAATCACCTAGAGAAGATGAGATCTGGAACTTATAGTAATACAGTTCTTGGTCTTAAGGTTCCTTCTCTTAGTAGTGGTAACTTAGATAATCCTGGTGATGGTGGTACAGAGACTAAAGAAGGTGATGCAGTTGAACAGACAGGTGGTAGTGGTTCTATTAAAGAACCTCTTCATATGGGTTTAGATAAAGTTTATGGTGTAGCTCAGCAAGCTGGTGGTATCTTAAATGATTCATTCCCATATCCTAAAGTCAACCAGAAATTCTTTGAAGACACACGACCAACACGTACAAAGATACGTGCATTGCCAGGTATGAAGAATTCACAGAGTGGATCAGATTCTACAGGTGGTGCTGCTAATATGGACTTTGATACTGTGTGGGCTTCAGCATACGCTTACTCCAGATATCAGCTTTTGAAAGCAATAACCCTTGACATAACTGTACCTGGTAATGTAGGATTGTATGTAGGTATGGTTATACGAATAAATATTCCTGCAAGTTCTAAGGAAGAAGAGAGGACAGTAGAGGATCCTGTTTACTCAGGACTGTACTTAATCACTGGACTTAGACACAAATATACACCAGAAGGTATAACAACCATTCTAAACTTATCCAAAGATAGTATTATTTCTTAACTCTTATGGAATCAATCGAAAAACACATTCAAAAAGATAAGGACATCGTTGATGATCCAACGATGAACCCTGCTGCACGTAGGCACGCAAAAGAAGAACTGCACGACTTGGAAGAATATGCAGAGCATCATAAAGAAGAGATTGCTGCTGGTGATCATCACGATCCAAACGCACTAGAACTTTGGTGTGATCAGCACCCAGAGGAACCAGAATGTTTAGTGTATGACGATTAGAAGATTATGGCGAATCTGGAAATACACTCTAGGTTCATTCAGTGATGAGAAAACTAAACGCTACGACAATACGGTTGCAATGGTACGTACGTTTATATTCGCTACATACTTAGTAACTAACTGCTTCATTGTAAGTGGTGTGATTAGACATTGGAACAACTAAATTATGGCAGTACAAAGTTTTGTCGCAGGTGGCAAAATCGATGAGGATATCGTCGATGGTGTTATGGAGTTTTGGAATGATTGTACTTACTTAGATAAAGTACCAGGTGAAAGTAATCACGGTGCTAATAAGATTATCAAAGAATCTACAGATATGGCAGTTCCTTCCTTTATAAAGGATCCTAGGATTGTCAAGTATTTGGATGCAGTACAAGGTGCAATAACTTTATATGTGGATCAATATCCTTGGGCTTCTATGTCTGAGTTGGAAATCATTGAACCATTTAATATACAGCATTACAAACCAGGACAGGCATTTACACAACCACATACAGAAAGATGTTCATCTGATAAGACAACATCGTTTAGACACCTTGTTTGGATGACATATCTAAACACAGTGGAAGAAGGAGGAGAAACCCAATGGGTTCACCAAGATCTAGCAATTAAACCAGAGAAAGGTGTAACGTTATTGTGGCCGTGTGATTGGACACACGTTCATCACGGAGTAGTTGCTCCTAAAGAGGATAAATATATAGTAACAGGATGGATATCTTACGCTTGATAGATGGTATTAAAGATTGACGCTATAGGTAAATCGGATGTAATGGGTCGCGATGGTTTCACCTGGTGGGTGGGAGAAGTCGAAGACAACACAGATCCGCAGAAGATTGGTAGAGTTCGTGTTCGTATTATCGGTTGGTACACTGGTGCTGGTCGTAAAGAAGCATACACACAAGAACTTCCTACCGCAGATTTACCGTGGGCAGTTGTATTACTACCAAACGATCAGGCAGGTATCAAGAATACTGGATCTAAGACTGAGCTACAGGTCGGTGCTCAGGTGATTGGTTTCTTCCTTGATGGGGAAGAAGCACAACTACCTGTCGTGTTAGGAAACTTCCAACACTTCAGAAATATATCTGATCCAGAGTCCGAGGATGATAACCCAGACACTACAGTACAGACTGGTGCAACTACTGTTGCTGATCCTACACTCGCCAAGAAAGATGAGGAAATGCCTGAGCAAGCACAGGCACTCAATGGTGAAGTAGCACATCAAGGTAATAGTTTTGTTGCTGTTGCTGAAGACACGCCAGGTGATGAGACTGGAAATGAAGAAAAGACACGTGGTCTCGTTACTAAGTTAAATGGTGATTCACCAGGTAATGTCTATACCAATCCTATTCATATCTCTAACGAAGCATTTGCTATTGGTGATGGACTTACAGGTCCTAGAGGTGAAGGTTTTGAAAAAGACTTGGAAAGGATGTTGACAGAGTTTGGTCAGTTATCAGGTAGTATCGCCAAAGATGCAGAAAACAACTACGTTTCTATTATCACAGGTAAAAAGATTAGAAACGATCTTCTCACTGCTAACTTAGAGAGAATAAAAACAGCCACCAGTAATATGATTACTGGAATTATGAGTTCCCTAAAGAACATAATGGCTTCAGCAATCGAGGGAGTTGTAGATGCTATTCTTGGTGCTATTCCAATTCCTATGGGTATCGTTACTAAACTTCTAGCATTCGCTTCATCTATCGCTGAGAAGTTTTGTATGTTTGAGACATCCCATTTGCTAGGTGTAATTTCAGGTGCACTTGGTAACATTACATCATTTGCAGATACTATTGCTGAGAACGTAGTTACTAAAGTTGTTGGTGGATTTGCTGCTTCAGTACAAGATACAGTTGACGGAGTTCTTTCAAAGATTCAAGGTGGTGTTGCTAAGATCACTGATGTGATGAACAAGGGACTTGCTGCTCTCAATACTATTAAAGGTAAGTTTGATATAGTTACAGGTGTATTTACGAAATTAATGAATTTTGACTTTAAGAATCTAAACTGGGGTGGTTTAGTTAAAATTCTTTTAGGTATCCTTGCAGCATTATTAGGTAATAAAGATTGTGGTAGAAAATATAAACCTCCGAAACAAAAGTTCTGGTTGCCGATGCTCGGAACGAGTACGTGTAATTCTGTACCAGAATTCTTACAACAGGAATATGAAATCCAACAAGGTGGTGAAACCACTGGTAGTGGTTCTGGATGGCAAGGAAAGTCAGGTGACTTCTTCAGTACCTTGTTACAAGGTTTAAAAACTGAGAACGTAAAGGCAGAATCATTTATGAATGGTGCGATGACTCTGCAAATATCTGAACCAGGTAAAGAGCAATCTATCATTCAGCACACAGGTGGACAGACTACTATTGCACTTGCTGACGGTAACCAACATAGAAATATGCCTGGTAATGATACTAAGGTAGTTGGACGTGATGAGTGTACTAACGTTAAAGGTAATAAGGTTGTAACTATTGAGGGTGACTATACTCTTAAAGTTATGGGTGACTTTAACATTGAGATTGGTGGTGTTGAGAATAAATTTATGTCACAAGGATCAAATGATTCTGAAGAAGTACAACAGAACAAGAGTTCAATAACATATGCAGGTGATCATACTGTTAACTATGAGGGTAACTATGAATTACAAGCACCTAACATTACTTTCAACGCTGTACAAGACATCACAATGGAAGCACAGGGATCTATATCAAATAAGGCAACTGGTCTATTGAATAGTATTTCTGGTGAACTTATCAACGAGTGTGCTTGGAAGACTGAATTCATTAACAGTGTTCACTATAAGAACGTGGCACTTATGAATATGTTACCAGGTATTACAGGTGTAGTTAATATTGTTAAAGGTCCGACTCTATCAATCAATGGTACAGGTATGGGAACCAACCCAATGCCAGCAGCACAGATCAATGTTATTGAAGCAACCACACCTGGTGGTATTGTTGATATCATTAATGGTACCTCTGGTGGTCGTTTGACTATGGTCAACACTTCTAAAGGTGGTATCGGTGAATTCGTTAATGCAGCAGGTGGAGCAATTATGAACAACGTGACTAATGGTGTAGCAACATACAACGTTGGTACAGGAGTTTACACCGCAGGTTGTGGTGGAGGTCCTGCTCAATTCTATGGGTTGCCAATTTTATTAAATTAGTATATAATATATTTGTGCCTGATCAGCACATTGGGAGTGACTGAATAAACTTACTGGCATATAGCTGGTTAAGGTGATGAGACACAGGTGGTGCTGCTGCGAAAGCAGAATCGACTTACCAGTCGGGTCTCAGGCAGAGGAGTTTTTCTAAACTGTAGAAATGCCCTCCTCTTGTCGGTACACAGGAATCCGACCTCCCTCTTTCTTTTTCGAGGTACTTATGAGCAGACGACAGTACACAGTTAAACTAAAAAGACCTCATAGTGCAGTTCCGTTGTACGAGTACGTAGACGACTGCCTAACACCGCAAGAAGCGGTAATGCGTGCTGAAGCACGAACAGGTCTAAAACACTTCGTCGTTTATCCTTCTTAACGATGGATGAAGACGAATTAAACTATATAATTTTTGAATACCTTGACCTCCTTATGGACTCACAAGATTTATGGTTAGATTATGTCTGGATTAACATCGTACAACGATCTATATCCCTACAGAGTTCTGACGGAAACATTGAAAAGATTAGATTTAAGTGGGATAAAGAAGGTGCTGAAGGATTTCAAGAAAGTGTGCGACAAATCTGTGAAGATGTGCCACCCGATCAACGTTGTTTTATCGAAAAATGAATAGATTAAACTATCAAGAAGCAGTAGAGAATATTGCTTTTACATTAAAACTTGCATCAAGAGGTACACCTTTTGTTGTAGAATGCCCAGAGGGAAACGTATTGATTACCCCTGTGGCAAACAAACCATTAGAATTGGTTAATGATGAGTTACGTGAACAAGAAAAGGCAGCAGGTTATCACAACGGACCTCTACCTATGCCTGGTGTGAATCTACCTCATCAACACGAAGTAGCAGCATTCGCAAGGGAGGAAACTCAACGTGCTTTCAAAGACATTTCTTGACTTAATTTGTCATAAGTGGGATAATTTGCAGCAAGCACAGTGCTGGCCAAATGAATTTGCACACGTCCATTATGATTGGTGGATGGATAACGGTATATTACATTCAAAGCAATGGTATGATTGGAACGGTGAAGTCTATAGACAAAGGACTCATTCATTAGAAGATGTTAATGAACACGAAATGATTCTACACATTCGTGAATCAAAAATGCATCTAGTATTCAAGACAGACGATGAAGGATCACCAGGTCTTATAGGATTGACACCACCTAACTCATACAATGCAAACGGAATTAAGATAGAGACAACAATAACTTTAGATTCAGAAACATATACATCATTTGATAAAGGAACTACACCAGAAGGTGAGGTTCTCTGGGGTAAGATTCCTAGTGCTTTTGTTTTTAAACATACATAATGAAGATCAATGGATGAGTTTCTTGACACGCTAGTACATCACTGGCATAATCTAAGACAAGCACAATCAAGTCCTACATCATTTGCTTATGTACATTATCTTTGGTACTATGACGAGGGTGTTCTAAAAACAAAACAGTGGTACGATTACAATCCGAACGAACCTTACCGAGAACGAACCCACAAAGTATACGAAGGTAAAGATAATACTATTATATTAGAGACAAATGATGCAGCAGATACTATTTGGACTACCAAAGCAAACGGATGGGTAGGAGTTACCGATCCAAATTGGAAGCATCCAAAAGGTTATACTGTTAAAACTAAAGCAACTCTCGATAAAAGTGGTGTCTTTGCCACAGATGACAGAGGTTGGGATGTGCAAGGGAATTCACTCTGGGGTTCAGATAAAGGTCCGTTCGTATTTGAACAATGCATTACAAAGTCACAAGCGATTACTACATCATCAGAAATCAGGGATTAGTAAAACTATACTTCATTAATGGAGTAGCATTTACATTTGAAGAGATTGATAATCCTTCTCAAGAATTAATAGAAGAATGCGAGAATAAAATAACTTATAGAATGGAAGATTTGTACCATAATTCACAGTATTTAATTATGGAACAGTGCCATCCTCTACTGTTTGAAATGGAAGAACTGTGTGAAGGTGAAATCCCTTATTAATACCAAGGTTGAAAGTGGTATAAATAAAACTGTATCAAATAGTGTGCAGAGTTAGTGGGAACAAAAAGAATTTCACAATTAGACACTTTGGCAGACGGAGTATTGACAGGTGAAGCGATTCTTCCTGTTGTTATTTCAGATCCCCTGATTCCTAACCGAAAAGCGAAGATCAATCAGATATTCAAAGGTGTAGGAGCAGGTAGTCAGTCACAGCCTGGTCTATGCTTCGACTTGGACAGGGACACAGGTCTCTACCAAGATTCGTATAATGAGTTGGGTATTGCATTCGGTACATCATCGATGTACTATAAAAAGCAAGACAACGCAGATGGTAGTGCCACGATCAGATTGATCGCAGGTGACACTACATCGTCTAATGTGAACATCGATATGAGACCACAGGGTTCTGGTAAGTTCCTTGTTAACGGTCCTGCTGAGTTCCAAGACACCAACTTCTTCCTTGCTGACGATCAGAACCCTGATAAGAAAGCGAAGTTTGAAATCTCTGGTGTATCAACTGGAGCAGGTATTAGATCATTTGCTCTACCAAGCACAGGTAGTTTTACATCTACAACTCTGGTAGGTAATGACACCTCACAGACTTTAAGTAATAAGACTATTATCATTCAAGATGGTAACTTCCAGATCGTTGGTTCATCTAACTCTGGTAAAATTGCTTTATTTGAAACTGACTCTTGGGAAGCACCTGTAACTCACATCTATAGATTGCCTGACTATGGTACTTCGGCATCACAGTCAACTATCATTGATACTATTACTGAGCAGAATATCAGTAATAAGAACCTGATTAATCCCTCTATTTCTAATATTGCATCGGGAGATCCAGAGAACCCAACTCCAAAAGTTACGTTCTTATCTGGTGATCTAACATCAGATCGTATTGTTACTTTCCCTGACCAATCACTAGAAGTTGCAGGTACTGAAGCAACTCAGATTTTCAAGAACAAAGACTACGCTGACGCTAGGTTTGCAGACGCAACTGACGTTACTAAACGTATTCTATTTGACTTATCTGGTTTACCAGGTGCTACAATCCTACGCTATGCATTTCCACATCAGTTGTTGAATGTATCACTAGGAAACAACAACACACTTGTTACAGAACTTGCACAACAGGTGTTGGATAATAAATCCATTAGATCATTGAAGTTGGTTGATGAAGAGAACGATCAGAACCAAATTCATTTCGACCTAAGTAATATCGAAGGAACTAAGTCAATTAGTTTCCCGAACGCAAGTGCAACACTATTATCTACTGAAAACGTCGGCACCTTGGGTGTTAGTTTCGGTGGTGAAATTTCTGCTCCTGACTTTGGTGGCAGACTCAGACTTACAAATCATTTCTTCGCAGGATTCTAAAAAATGGCAGCAGGAAGACTAGCAGCATTATCTCCAGGAGCAACAACAGCATCCGTATTGTATTCTACTGACGTAGACACGACAGCGAGTACAGTATTACACGTTACAGAGAGAGGTAACTCAGCAGCTACATACCGTGTTGGTCACAAAGACTATACACAAGTTTTAACTTTGGATGCAAATACATATAAATTCGAAAGGGGAAACCCAGTATCTAACTATAAGATTCAGATCGCACCTGGTATCACAAGAGGTAATGCAACACCTGGTTTAGCAGTTTCATCAGACGACACAGCAAAGAAAGCGAAGATTCTTGATGCATATGTCGCTACAGGAACTATTACAAACTACGTTAAAGTGTTGACATATAGTTCTGTTGGTACTAACGCTGCTGGACAAACTGGAACATTCCAAGGTGGAGAGACTATCACAGGTGGAACTTCTGCTCTTACTGCAACCTTCAGAGGAGCAGGAACTGGTGGTGCTATGAACATCGAGATCGATGATATCACTACAGGTGCAACATCACTTAAAATTGTAAACGGATCAGCAGTTGAAGTTGGTGGATCAGCAACAGCACATTATTTCGTGCTTGATCAGACACCTGCGACAGGTTATGCTACTGAAATTCTACAGACAACTACATCGCTAACTTTCTATTCAGGTACTACAGGTGGTGCTACTGTTGGAGTTACACGTGGACTGTTTGGAACTACAGCAGGTCCTCATAGAGCAGGTCAGAACGTTAATTTATATACAGATCAAGCAACTACAACAACACTAAACACTGGTGGAGCACAGTTGGCAGCAGGTGCTACGACTGTTCCTGTTGTTGATGGTACACAGATCGTTTCTGGTCAGTATTTTAGAATTGGAAACGAGATTCTACTTGCTACTACCGTTCTTGCTAATGACGTTACAGTTGCACGTGGACAGTGGGGAACTACTGACGCTGCACATAACGATGGATCTACAGTCACTCCTATGACTCAATCTGCAAACCAAGGATTATTCCAATGGTTTGACACTTCTGAGACATTAACAGGTGGTACATCAAACGCAACTGTTGACACACAGTTCACTGCTACATCAAGTGCTTTATTCACTACTGGATTTGTTTGGGGAACCACATCTGGACAAGAGGTAGTACCTTCTGAATTCACAATGGATGTGGATCGTACTTATTTGTTTGATCAGGCAGACTCAAGTAACACAGGACTACCACTAAGATTCTCAGATACACAGGAAGGAACTGGTGCTGCTGTACCAGGTACTGAATACACGATTGGTGTTACAAAGACAGGTACTGCTGGTACTGATGGAACGATTCAAATTATTCCAACCAGTAACACACCAAACCCACTGTATTACTATGCTGAAGGTGTACCGTCTACAGTTGGACAAACCAGTTATTCAAGTGGTGTTCAGGTAGTTCAGGATCCTATCTTCACAGAGATTTTCCTCTATGATGTAGATGGTACTTGGATTACTGGTGATACATTTAGTATTGGTACTGCATCACAAACTGTTGGTACAGTAACAGGTGGTAAGTATGGTCACGTCGCTAAATGGAGTGGATCTGATCTATATGTAACACTTGGAGCTGGATCTGCTGCCTTTGCAGGTACAGATACATTTGTAGATACACCAAGAGAACAAGGAGCAGATAGAAATACTGCTACTGTTAGTTCCGTAACTGCTGCAACTGATCTTGAGACAGCAGATTATATTTTCTATGATTATGCTATTGGTGCAAATAGCACTAACGAACACAAAGGTGTTGTGGTCGGTCCTAATTCACATTTAATTGTATACGCATCCTCTGCAAATGTTTCATTCCAAGTCAATGGATTTGAAAATACAGTGAATGATTATACTTCTGTACATTATACACAAGCAGATGCTGGTGGAGCTGGTGGTGGAGGAGGAGCTGGAGCACCTGGAGCACCCTAATCCATAACGACATCTAAATAGACACAAGAGGATACTAGAGAATGGCACTAACCCGTCTAAAGAATATTATCACGTCGAGGACTGGTCGTATTATATACGTCAACCCCGACGACTTTGACGCATCTGATGCATATGATAACCGAGGTAACTCGGCACTACGTCCATTCAAGACATTGCAACGAGCATTTCTTGAAGTGGCAAGGTTCTCTTATCGTGTTGGTTTGAGTAATGACGAATTTGATGCTTTCAGTATATACCTATATCCTTCAGAGTATGTTTTAGATAATAGACCAGGTACAAACTTATATTCAGAGATCACACCATTTGACGAGAATACAAATTTTGATCTCACTTCTCCTAACAATATCCTATACAAATTCAACTCCGTAAACGGTGGAATCATCGTTCCAAGGGGTTGTTCTGTTGTTGGGTCTGACCTTAGAAGAACTAAGATCATTCCTAAGTACGTACCATATCCTACACTACAGGCATCACTAGGAATTACATCAGCTAACGAACCTGCAACAACTGCTATCTTTAGACTTACTGGTGGTACATATTTCTGGCAGATGTCATTTTTTGACGGTGACAACAATGGAGTTTACTACCGTCCTGACGTAGTTGATACCATTGCACCTAACTTCTCACACCATAAGATTACTTGTTTTGAATATGCTAATAATGATGACCTAGATTTATACTATCAAAAGATTTCAAAGGCATACGCTACAATTCCTGATACCTCTGGTACTATCGCTCAAGACCAATTACAGGCAAGAGTTGAAGAGAACAGAATTGTCGGTCCGATCTCCGATGAATTCAGAGTTTCTCAGATTATCAGAAATGGACAAACCGCCACAGCTTTCACAGTTGATATCCAAGATAACCCAAGCAACCACGGATTCTCCGTGGGTGTCGCTGTTAATATTTCTGGGGTTACTGGTCCTACTGAGACTGACTCTAACCTCTATAATGGCTCCTTCTTGGTAACGTCAGCACAAGGTAACCAGTTCACATATCAGATGTCAGCAGAACCTAGTGGTAACGCTATTGGTTCAAACGTTCTTGTTAAGGTTGAGATTGATACAGTTGACTCAGCATCACCTTACGTGTTTAACAACTCCTTACGTTCTGTATGGGGAATCAACGGTATGCACGCTGATGGTTCACAAGCAACTGGTTTCAAATCAATGGTTGTTGCTCAGTTCACTGGTATCTCACTACAGAAAGACGATAGAGCATTTGTTTTATATAACCCATCAACAGGTAACTACGAAGCACAGGCAGCAGGTTCAGGTGCACACATTAATGGACTATGTAAATATAGAAAAGGATGGAGACACAGACATATCTTTGCATCAAACGACGCTTTCATTCAGGTCGTTTCGGTGTTCGCTGTTGGATTTGGTGATCACTTCTTTAGTAAATCAGGTGGTGACCTTTCAATTACTAACTCTAACTCAAACTTTGGTAACACATCACTTAGATCAACAGGATTTAAAGCAGCAGCATTTACCAAGGATAAAGCAGGTCAGTTAACACATATCATTCCACCTAAGAGTATTGAAGACGTACCAGAGATCTCTATCAACTGGGTTACATTTGATATTTCTAAGATCAGAGCAGCAGCAGACCCAACTAAGTTATATCTCTATGGTTATACAAATGAAAATGCAAAACCACCTTCAAAGATTCAAGGTTACACTGTAGGTGCTCGTAGAGATTCACCCACATTACCTGACAAGATTAACGTGTTGTTGATCGCTTCAGGTGCACAGCAACCCACAACTCACACTGCAAAGATAGATCCTTCAGGACCTGACGTTACAGGTACATCACCTGGTGACGATGCTTCACCTATTAAGTTTGATCCTAACCAGTCTAACTGGTATCTACAGGTTGATTCAAACCAGAACGACATCTATACCACACTGATCGCTAACTCACAATATCAGAACTTAGGATTCACACCTACATCATTCATCAGACGAGTACCAGATGCAAGAGACCTTAAGGATAGAATTTACAGATTTAGATATGTGTTGGACAAGGATGCGTTCCCGATTCCTAGAGAACCCATTACTGGTTTCGTATTACAACCTAGATCTTCAGAGACTAACTCACCTGCATATGACAAGACATACTACATCTATGAAGTAGAAATATTCCAGACATTTGAACGTGGTGTTAAAGATGGTATCTATTATCTTTCAATACTTAATGCTTCAGTAGCACCTGCAACTTCAAACTTTGATGACTTTGCGTTCTCACAGTATGCAGTGGACATTTATCCTACATTTGACAGAGACAACCCAGTTGCTGACCCTGCTGCTGCGGTATCTATTGCAGACAATGACATCCTTGGTAAGGTTACCACAACTGACGGTGCACAGCCCCAAGCGAACGAAGATACTAAACTTTCTATTACAAGAGAGACTGCACAGTTCTTCCTATTAGAACAGGAAAACAACTTAGGATACAATACTACGAGTAACACATTGAACAGTGTGGTAGTTACTGCAAGACTTGGAGATGAAGAGGAAAGAAAAGTTGCACTTAAATTGAACGCTGATAACTCTGTTGCACCACTGTTAGTTGAGTTACGAAGGTACTCAATTCTCAGAGCATCAGGTCATACGTTTGAATATCTTGGTTTCGGACCTGGTAACTACTCGACTGCATTCCCATCCACACAGGTGGAAGTGTTATCACCCACACAGGTTCGACTGTCACAGTCACTTAAAGAATCTGCGGGTGTTGCATATTATTCTGGTGTTAACAGTGATGGTGAACTATACGTTGGTAACCAGGTTATTAACCCGATTACTGGTCAGATCACCAACGAGGATATTGCACAGTTAAACGTTGTTGGTGAAGAGGGAACCACGATCCAAACATTCAGTGAAGTCGTTCTGACTGATAAACTGACTGTTATTGGTGGTGCATCTAACCAGTTAGAATCTGTGTTCTCAGGTCCTGTTACTTTCCAAAAGCGAATCAATGCTCAGGAAAATATTCAGACATTGAAGTTAACATATGCCAACGATGATGGAACTGTACTAAAGCAGTCGTTCCTAGCAGAAGATGATGGCACAGGTCAACCAGATATTGATTCGTCATTAGCATTTAATGATGGCGATATTATCTATAACATTGATTGGCAAGCTGGTGATTCATTAGGATGGATTTATGATACAGGTATCTGGTATAAGTTTGGTTTGACAGATACTACACCTATTACTGCACGTAGGTTCTCAGGTGTTACTAACTATGGTATTGGTATGGCTCCAGACGCATCCAACAGGATGAAGATTGCTGGTAATACTTACATTAACGGTAACTTAGATGTTACTGGTAGGTATGGTTGCCAAGACAAGTATACACTTGCAACTGGTATTGCTAACAACAATAACGGTGTTATCTACAATGGTAATGGATCTACAACTTCCTTTGCTATTTCACCAGGTCATACAAGTTATTCTGTATTGGTATTTAATAATGGTGTTGCACAGATTCCTGGTGTTGACTATCAGGTATCAGGTAACGCAGTTGACTTCTCTATTAGTACACCACCTGCAACAGGGTCGGTTATTCACATAAGAGAACAGGTTATCTAAATAGTTAAGATATAGGGGGCTTATGTCAACCCAGATTAATGGTAATAATATTCAAGCAACAACTAGAGGTTTAGTTGAAGCGTGGAGCATTACCGAACAATTAAATTTACCGCCACTTAACCAGAGTGCTATCAATGCACTGGGAACGCCTGCGTTCGGAACTTTGGTCTATAACACGACTGAAGATATGGCACAGATATACAAACAGGACGCACAACAAGGAAATCCAGGTTGGACTGACGTAGGTGGAGGAGGTCCGAGTGTTGGTGAGAATAGTATTATTAGAACGAACGGAACAAATATACAAGAGAACTTAACTGTAGGTCCTGTAGCAAACGGTGGTGTTGAATTTACAAATGGATTTTCATCAGGTCCGATACAGGTAGACTCAGGATTCACAGTAACTATTGAGAACGGTGCTTCTTGGACATTACTTGGAGACGATGACCTGTCTTTCGCACAGTTTGTTGACATCACATCTGGTCACGGAACATTCACAGGTGTATTACATTATGGATCAGAGAAAAAGACTGTAAATTTCTATCAGTCAAGTGGTACAGTCACACACGACTATGGTAACTCCAGTTATGTTTGGATAAACAAGACTGGTGGTGGTAACTTCACATTAAATCTAAACAATGTACCGTCTGACGGTGCAAATAGAATGGAATGTGATGTGATGATAAAGAACCAAGGTGGATCTGGTTATCCAACTGGTATCAATATTAATGGAACAGGTGTTGACATCTATTGGTATAACAATAGTCAACCAGGTATGAATTATAATCACGCTATCATTTCATTTATTATTATACACACTCCAAACAATAACGAAGATATGTGGACAGTGTTTGCGAGGGAGCACGAGTTCGGTGCTTAAACTTTATAAATAAACTTAGGGTAAAAACTAAACAGGCAAAATGAGTACACTAAAAGTTGCATCTATTAGAGACCTGTCAGGCATTGGTGGATTTACACTTGCGTCTGGAAACATTACTGCGAATGGAACTTTAACCTGTAGTGGCATTACTATTAATGGTACAATTTCGGGTTCATCTGCACAGATCGTACCAAGTGTTTCAGGACAGTCTGGAAAGTTTCTAACGACAAATGGATCGTCAATGTCTTGGACAGACGTTAGTTCCGAAAATATTCACTCGATGAACGTATATACAGGTGGTTCCACTTGGAATAGACCGTCTGGTGTTAAGTACATTCACGTAAGAGTTCAAGGTGGTGGAGGTGGAGCTTCAGGACACGGAGAATCTGGTGGTGCTGGTGGATATTCAGAAAGAGTTCTTGACGTAAATAATATTTCATCTGTATCAATCTCAGTTGGTGGAGGAGGAGGTGGTACTTGGTACTTCGGTCACGGTGGTGACGGTGGTTCAAGTAACTTCGGACCTTACCTATCAGCAGGTGGTGGACACGGAGCAAACAGAAACAACGGACACTCAGGTGGACTAGGACGTGAAGGTTCTGGTGGTAACTTGAATATCTGGGGTGGTGGTGGACAATCACACGCTGCTCACGGTGGTGGAACTGGTGGTTCTTCACACTTTGGAGGATCAGTTGCTGCTGGTTGGCCAAACGGTGGTAACTTCTCACACAACCACCAAGATCACGCTGCCTATGGTGCTGGTGGGTCAGGTGGACACTTCCACGGATTCAGAGGTGCTAACGGTAAGTATGGTGTTGTTACAGTCATCAACTACAAGTAAGGAGTATTATGAAAAAAGCATTAGTTGATTTTACAGGTTACGTTGCTGACATCGTTGATCCAGGTGAAGAATATACTCTATTCTTTGGTCGTGGATGTTCTCAGATGTGGGTCAATGCACCTGATAACATCACAAACTCTTGGACACTAGAGTGGAGTCCAACTGCAAATGATATGATTTGGGTAGAGAGGGTAGAAGCATACTCTGACCCTATGACAATTAGAAAAGTGTCATATGGTGAAGTAGGTCAGCAATTAGATATGCTATACAGAGATCTTGCTGCTGGTAAGACTCTTAATGCTGCTGATGCTGAGTGGTTCAATCACGTTAAAACTGTTAAAGAAAACACAGTAAAACCTTCATCTGTTGAGGAACCAATGGATCCTTCAATGACAGAAGACGAGGTTGCAGAATTTATGTCTGACGCTGCTGAACCAAATGTAAACAGACCTGCCAAACTATCAACACACGAACAACCCTGTTGGGAAAGATACTCAAATTGGGGTGGTGCATATGACGAATTGGGAACTGTATGATATAATATCTGTATAGATTTCTTGACTATATAAGATAAGGTATTAATTTATTATGCAAGTAAATAACATTGTAATCATCGGGGGTGGCAGTGCAGGTTGGATGACCTGTGCTGCTATTTTAAAGCTTTGCCCTTGGATTAATGTAGTATTAGTAGAGAGCGATAAAACAAAACCAGTAGGAGTAGGAGAATCAACTCTAGGACAATTCAATAAGTATCTGGCAGCACTAGGATTAGAAGATACTGATTGGATGCCTTATTGCAATGCGACATATAAAAATAGTATTCAGTTTACAAATTTTAGAGAGAAAGGAACTACATTTCAATATCCTTTCGGAAAAGATTATAATCATTCAATAGATGAGTTCTTTGATCTACAAAATAATAAACCAGAGGACTATGGTGCAGATGAATTCGCACCATTTATGAATCCAGAAAACTGTGCGATGGTGAAACATAACAAAGAATGGCACGGTAATGAAACACCAGAAGGATATGCTAATTGGACAGGATTCAATCCATTTCTTGATAGAGCATATCATTTAGATGCAGAAAAATTTGGACAGTTTTTAAAGGAACGAATTTGCGAACCTTGGGCAGAACTAGGAAGATTCACTCACGTTATCGGTGAGGTTAGAGGTATGGTGAAAGATATTTCTAAAGGTGGATCACCGTCTGCATCTAACAGAACTATTAATCAGTTGGGAGTCAGATTATCACAAGATAAGAAAACTATTGGAGTTCTTGGTGACCTGTACATCGATTGCACAGGTTTCCACGCTGCTCTAATTGAAGGTTTAATGGGATCATATTTTCACCCATTTAAAGATAGACTTGCAAATGATACAGCATTTTTTGCACGCATACCTTATAACAATCAAGAGCATCGTGAAAAATGGATGCATAACGTCACAGATTGCGAAGGAGCGAACAACGGATGGATGTGGACAATTCCACTATGGGATAGGATCGGAGCAGGTTACTGTTGGTCGTCACGTTTTGCTATGGAGAGTGAAGCACGAGGTGAATTTGAGCAATGGTTGGAAGAGAAATTTGATTGCGATTTAGATGAAGTAGAGATAAAGAAAATAGATGTTAAACACGGATACAGACAAAATGCTTGGGTGTTGAATGTTGTAGCTATTGGTCTATCATATGGATTTGTTGAACCTTTGGAATCTACATCACTATTGACAACACACGAGAATATTCTAAGGTTAGTTGATGTACTAAACAGGAGAGATGGATACGTTACCAATATTGAAAGACAGTGGTTTAACTATCAAGCACAACGTGAAATTGTAGGGTTCAGTAAGTTTGTATCGATGCACTATGCATTGAGCAAAAGAACTGATAATCCATATTGGAAATGGTGTACACAGAGAGCAGAGTATATGGATGAAGGAAAGTTTGGAGAGATCCAAACAACAGATAATTATGAGAGAACTGGATCAAGTCTTGACATATGTACAGAGTTAGATGAGTCACTTGATGGTATGAATTATATTATGGCAGGTATGGGAATGAAACTAGGATCTAGGTTCAATGCTGTTAATGAAAAATGGAGGAATTTAAAACGTGAAGATTTGATGGTACACTTAAATGAGGTAGACGATCATTATCAGAATTATAAGGAAGAAGTTTATAAGTTTATTGAGTCGGATGACTGCCCTAGTCATTACGAATACTTACTTAACAATGTATACGGTGGTGTAGATGATGTTCAATTTTCTTAGGAGAAAGAAACCTTGGATCAGGTTCTATTCACTAGAACCAGGTATAGCAGAATGCTATCCTCTTATACCTACATCTAAGGTAAAGAGAAGTTGGTTAAGCAAGGAACAGAAAGGAAAGAAATGCCCTTTCCAAGGTACACAAAACAGTTCTAATTGTCCTGGTATCAAACAGATAGCAA